GCGGCTTCGATGACTGGAACGCCGAACCCTTCGCCACGAGAGGCAGCCAAGTTGACATCCATCGCGCCCATGAGACCTGCGAGAACGAATGGCGGCAGACCTGCGTAGTAGGCCCACTGGTCAGTCCAGACGATTCGGTTCTCAGGGATACCGCAAGCGCCTGCAAGTTGCACGAGATCCACGCCGCCTTGTGCGCCACGTTTCTCGGTGTGCATGTAGACGTACACGTCGTCATGGCTGGCCATGAACTGGCCGAGCGCCAGCAGGTTCTCGCCCCACGCTTTGCGCATCGGTGCGATGCCCTTATTGGCAGCGACGATTCCGACCACGAATGCGTCGTCGGGGATCTTGAGAAGTTGGCGACCTGTCGCACCGTCAACGGTTGCGCCTGGTCGGAAGACTTTGGTGTCGACGCCGTGTGGAATGTAGCGATGGTCAATGCCGGCAGCCTCGAGCATTCGTGCGCCGTAGTTCGCCATAGCGATCGGCAGCACATTGTCTCGGCGGCACCATTCGAGAACGTCCGGCGGTGCGGGCGTGTGATCAATTGGTACCCATGAGGCGATGACTTTGATGTCGTCGAGCTTTGCGCCTTTGAACACCCAAGTGTCGAAGAGTGTGACTAGAGCGCTGGGTCGACCGGTTTGTTCTTGGGAGTATTTGAGGTGCGCGTCGAGGACGTCTGCCGAGTAGGGGTGAAAGCCGGTCGGGAGGACTTCGATGCCTTCCCATTCGGTGATGAAACCTTGCGTGCCGTAGTTGTTGGAGAGGGTGATGGGTCGGCCGGTGGCTTTGATTTGGCGCGCGACTTGCGCGGTCTGGACGCCGTAGCCGGTGCCTGCTCCTGCGAAGTTTGAATGCCAGCAGATTCCTGCACGGGTGTCGCCACTGACGCTTCGACTAGGTACTGCGCCAGGTACGGAGGTAACTCGACCTCTGTGTTGCGGATTACCACCCACATGTGAATTGCTCCGTCTCTTGCCCATGATGCTCCTCGCCCGATTGCCGTGTGTGCTGTCTGGTTGGCCGGTGGTGGCTCGCACGGGCAACGAGCCACCACCAACCAGACAAAGCCCGTAAAAGGTGAGGCGTCCGATCAGGACGCGCCACCTCGGAAACACTTGACTGCGTTTTGATCGACGACAGCGCCGTCTCCACGCCATGTGACGCGGAAGGTGATGAGGTCGTTCACGAAGCCAACGCTGTCGTCGCGTGCGAAGTCGATACCGCGCACCTGACGGACGTAGTAGCCAGAAGCCATGTCACCAAAGATGACCGACTTGGCGCTGGTGCCAGTGGCAACAACGTCTGGATTTTCGTTGACGACGTAGCCGAGCAGAGTGTCCGGCTGACCAGCCTGGAACGACGGCTGCCAGATGTAGCTGCCGTTGGTGTCCTTGATCTTGCGAACTGCAGCGACGGTGCTTGCGGCCATCTGAAACGATGCGCCACGACGGCGATAGGAAGAGTTGACCGAATAGACCAAATCCACCAGATTCTCGTAAGTCGGAACGCCAGCAACGCCGGTTCCACCAGTGACGCCGGTGCCGCAGCCGACAGACAGCCCCTGGGGTTGAGTCGTAGCGGTGCCGACCGTGAGACCAGCGTTGACCGCCGTCCCCATGCCGACCGCTGCCTGACGGGCCACGAAGTCGAGAAGATTCAAGTCTCCGAGACCTGAATCTTCGACAACCTCACGGCTGAGCTGGAACGTGGCGGCGTACTTGAATGCGCCAAGGGTGACGAACGCTGCGAACGTCGGGTCAGATTCCGTGATTGCTGTGCCTTCACCGATGATTGCTGGGGCGGTGTAGGTAGCGGTGCGAGGAATCTGCAGGTTCTCGCCACTGTTCGTGGTGAGGATGGTGACGACGTTGCCATCAAGCATCGGGCCTTGGACGACGAGCTGCTCAACGAGCCGATCGTAGAACGAGGTTGCTACTGGTGCACCGGTGCTGGACTTGGTGACGTCACGGGTATCGAACGAAAACGAACGACGCTCGCCGTTGGCGAGTTCACGAATGATGTCGCTGTCGGTCTTCTCGGAAGGAGCAACGGCACGCGTGCCGAAGTCAGCCGGGACGCCGAGAGCGGCGCGTGATTCGTCGATTGCACGCTCGCGTGCTTCGATGTCGATGATGTTCTTGCGACGTGCATCGAATGCGTCGATGTCGTCGTTCATGCGGGTGAACTGCTCAGCCTCTTCGGCTGAGAGGTCACGGTTCTCGGACGCTGCGTGATCGAGAAGAGACTTAGCTTCTTCCCAGGTACGCGCGCGCTGTTCCGAGAGGCGAGTGACGAGTTCGTCAGTCATGGTTGCCTCCGTGGCGGTTGGGTTGGGTTAGTGGATGCAGGTGGTGGTCAGTCGGTGGTTGCGCATGGGGGGCGCTCCGGGCGATGGCTCCGAGCTGCAGATTCGATGCTCAGCGCTTGGCGTTGAGCTCGAGCATGCGACGAGCAAGATCGACTGGCAGACCGTCTTCGGCTGCGTCGACTGGCTCGGCGATTTCTTCGGTGCTGCGAACTTGCGCACCTTCTGTGGCGGGGTAGGCGGGGAAGCCAGTCACCACTGAGACTTCGTGCAAGATGATCTCCCGCAGTTCACGCGAGCTGCCATCCTCTGACCATGAGTCGCCGCCACGGGGCACCGAGAAGCCGAAGCTCATCGAGTGCACGTCGCCGCGCTGCATGAGAATTGAGAGGTCGCGACCGTAGGTGGTGTCAGGTAGATCGGCTTCGACATACAGGCCACGCTCATCTTCGCTGAGCGACAACGTCGCAGAGCGTGTGCTTGCCAACACTTGGTCGGTGTTGTGATTCAAGAACATGCGCTTCTCGCTGTCTGATTTCAGCGAGCGACGAAACGCACCAGGGGCGATGGTCTCAATGAACGGCAGCGGCTCCGATGGGGAGTTGAACACTGCGGCATAACCAGCGAACCGCATCGGCATCTCGGTGTCGGCTTCTACAGCACGCAGCTGCAGGCCGTCGACCTCAACGGTGCGGAACTCGACATCGCGACCGCCGATGCGGCGGTTCTCGATCTCTACGGCGGTGTAGCGAACAGGGGTTTGTTCGGGCATGGTTTCATCCATTGGCTCGGAGACAGGCCCCTGCGCCGTGTCTTGGTTCAGCTCTTCGGTCATTGCGATCTCCATCATCGGATCGGTGGCTCAGCGTCTGTGCCGACTGGCGGTTGCGCTTCGCTTGTGCCTGCGACGATTGCGCCTGGCAGGACCATGACGAAATCGTCACCATTTTCATAAGGCTCCATGCCTTCACGCTCACGCGCTTCGTTGGGCGTCAAGATGCCCGACATGATTGCGCTCTGATAGGCACGGATGCGTTCGGTCGTGTTGGCACGAAGGAACGCTGAGGTGTCGAACTTGATCTCGCGAGGTGCAACCATCAGACCGCTCAGCGCTTTCTCGATGCGCACAAGCCACGGCAGCAACGTGTAAGTGACGAAGTGCATGCCAGCCGATTCGTTGTTCTGGTAGGTCTGCGAGTCGCCGCGTGCGCCGATCATGTAGTTCGGGACTCGGAAGATGCGCGCGATGTCGTTGATCGTCTGCTCACGAGACTCGGCAAGTTCCATGTCTTGGGCCGAGGCGGTGATTGGCTTCCACTTCATGCCGTTGGTAAGAACGGCTGGTCGACGCTTGCGGCGGTGTGAGGTTTCCCACGTTGCCTGCAGCACCTTCGCCTGGTCTGTGGTCATGTCGCCGTCGACCTCGAGCACCGACGAAGGCGTTGCGCCTTCGGAGTACCACTGATTGACGAAGCGTGCCTGAGCAAGTGCGAGGCCGATGGTGTTGCGCTGCATCTCGATCGGTGACAGACCGACTGCAGATTGCGGCGGTGTCCACCAGCGCAAGTGCAGCATGTTGTTGAGATCGATGACGATGCCGTTCGTCGTGTAGTAACGCTGGCGGTTGACGATGTTGACCTGCACGTTCGTGGGGTGCAGAGGTGTCAGCGTGAGCGGTGCGTTCGTGTTCACGTCTCGGTCGACGTAGATGTACGCGTTGCCGTGCAAGGCAAGCGAGGTCACGATCATGTGGATGAGTTCGTACTGCGTGTG